GTTTTTTACCAGTAGACCTAGTTGCTGGTGCAACAACATTTGAAGGTTGTCGTTTTGGTGCTTCTTCATGTTGAACTGGTTGCTCTATATGAGCTACTGGTTCTTGTGAAGCTACACCGAAAAATTGTGGATACTGTTTTTTCATTTCTACATCAACAGTATCATAATATTCTTTAGCTTGAGTTGCAGGGTCAATACCTTGATTTTTTAGTCTTTTATCTATAACTAAAGCAAAAGCTGTCATTTCAGAATGATCTGGATTTGAATTATTCATAAACCATGTATTCTTTTTAGACCAAGCTTCCATATCTGGATCAAGTTTTTGCTGTGTAATATCAGGAGTAGGCATATCATCTACTACTTGTTTCTGTATTGACTGAGCATAGTTAGATGCTTGTTGTTCAGCCATAGTAGCTTTAGCAAGTGTTTCTTGTGCTTGTGCCATTTGATCAGCATCGCCTTCATCATAAGCTTTCTTAAACTGAGCTTGAGCATTTTGCTTTGCCCATTGTGCATTGTTTAATGCTTGCGTATTGAGAGCTTCTCCGCCTTTATCTACCATAGCTTTGAGTCTTTCATTTTCAGCCATCATAGTTTTTAATCTATTAACAGCTTCATTGCTTTCTCTTAATGCGGCTTCTTTAGCTCTACGCTCTTCATGATATTCGTATTTTATTTTACTTATACGTTTGCCAGCTCTTTCGCTGTAGTCTGATATTTCTTTATCTACAGTTTCATCATCTACTGGCTCTTCTTTTGTTTTTTGCTTTGGAGGTCTTTGATCTTCTTCTGGAGTATCGTCTACAACTTCTACAGCTACTTCTGGGTCTGGTTCACCAATAACTGTTTTAACTCCAAAGAATTTATCCTCATTACTTTGAGTAGACTCTACTTCCATGTTATCTACTAAATCATCTGCTTGAACTTCTTGATTACTCTCACTCATGCTCTCACCACTCCTGTAGGATCATCGACAACTGCTTCCACAGTATCATCATTAATTAAACGAAACTCATGCCCATACATCTTGATGCGAGTGCCAGAATAAGCTCTAAATATTACCCCATCTCCACTTTTGCACCAAGCTCCACTAGGAAATCTTCTTTCATCTTTGTAGCAATCTGGTCCAAGTTTCATTACATATCCAGCTATATTAGCTGTATCTTCTAAATCTCTTGTTTGTGCGGCTTTAATAATACCACCATCAGTCTTTTCTTTAGACTTTGGCATAGCAACTAATATCTTCCAACCTTTAGGTTCTGGTAGCTGTTGCTTAGTATCTAGCTCCATTGGAGGTTCTTCTTTGGGTATTTTTTGTACTTTTGCTGTCATATTGTATGCACGACTTTAAGGGTCGAGTCCTTATTGTTTTAAATGTTTTTCCTGCCAATCTAATACTTCTCTTTCTGCGAGAGCTAAACCCTCGATAATTCCAGCCATTTTTTGATAATCGCTGAAATCTTTACACGCTCCTGTAGATATATGGTCTGCGTGTTGATTCATTATTTCTCTCAATCTTCCTTTTAGGAATACTGAAAGTGATTGCTGTTCGATATCATTTATCATTCTTATTGATATCTTTTGCTATATCAATACCAATGTCAAGACCTTTCATATAATCTTCTCGCTCTGCTTTTTTATCTAATTGATCGTTTGCAAGCAGATCACTAGCAATTTGCTGTCCTACTTTTAATCCAGCTAATTCTTCTTGAGAAGCTATTCGTTTTTCTTCAAGCTCTTTATTTGCTTTAGCTTTAGCCGCATCAAGTAGTATTCTAGCTTGACCTTCATCAACCTTTCTTTGTACCTCAGATTGTTTAATAGCAAGTTCTTGTTGTTTCGCTTGTATTAATGGGTCTTGCTGTTGCTGTTGTATTCTTTGTTGTTCTGCTTGCGCTTGAGATGTCATTGTAACTCTCTTAGCCGCTTCTGCTACAAGCTCTGATATTCTCTTCTCAACATCAGCAGGTATTGGCTCACCTTCTGGTGGCAACTCAATACCCATCTCCATCTCTACTTGTTTTCTAAACTTCATTGTTAGATGTTCATTTACATAAGCAGATGCGGCAGATTGTATTGCTTGGGCATTAGGTGACTGTTGTAGTAACTGTTGTACTTCTGGATTCTGTTGAGCAGAAGCTACAGTCTGTATATGTGCATCATGATCTTGAGTAATAAAGGCTTTAACTGGTTTACCATTAATAAGATTAGATACTGCGCTGATAGGATCAACTGGCTTAATATCATCATCTAATGGAACTATATCTTCTACGTCTTTAATACCTAATACTTCTAGCATTTGTCTATGCAATTCTGGCAAGTTATACATTTGTGGTGCTGTTGTAGCAAGTTGCATTGCCGCTTGGTATTGCATAATACGTTGCGCCATTGTTGAAGCATTTGGATCAGATACAGGTATTACATCTACTCTATCATCAAAGTCATCTGCTTTAATTGTTTCTTCTTCATCTGTTTCATATGGATATTCAGGATCAGTAAAGTCCTTAACAATACTAACTAATATATCAAACTCTTTACGCATTGAAGCATGAAGTCTAGCTTGTACTGCTGTCTGTACTTTCATGTTTCTTTCAAGCAAAGCAAGTGTTGTACCTACTGGAGCTTGATTATTCATATCAGATATTTTCATATCAGATATGCTTGCAAAACGTCTGCCTTCTTCTACTATGTTTTGTAATAGCTGATAAAGAGTTGCTGATGGTTCTTTGTAAGGCAAGAAGGTAATATTATCTCTAATAGCTCCTCCTGGTACATCAACATCTCTAAATTCTCCAGGCATGATAGGAGTATCATCTCCTTTAATTCTAAGACCTCTAGCCTTTAAACCACCTGGTAGATTAGATAATGTTCCTGCATCTACTAACTGTCTTAATAAACTGGTAGCTGATTTAGCTAAACCACCAATCATATGTATTAATCCAAAGCCATAAAAACCTATACCTGGTAGGTATTGATAGTGAACAAAGTGTGTTCTTCTTACTTTTTGCGGATCATCTTCATAATAGTTTCTACGAATACTAAGTATAATACCGCTAGGATAATCCATAGTTACTACATAAGGTAATGCTATACCTGTTGGATTACCTTCTTTATTTGTATCTTCAAATCCTTCAAGATCAAGATCAACTTGCATTTCAAGTAATACATGACGATTATCTAGATTGTAAGTATCTACTTCACCTATCATCTCATCATACTTTTTAGCAATATCTGATGATTCTTTTGTGCCAGAAGGTAAATCAATATCTCTGTAAAATTCGCTAACTTGCATTTTTCTTACATCATTAGAAGATTTCTTCATAACGTGAGTAGCACGTTCACAAGTATCTATATCACTAGCACCATAGTTAACTACTACATCTTCTGCTGGAATGAATATAGAGCAAGGTCTACCTAGTGTTGGATCGTAGTATACTTTTCTAAATGCAGAACCTGCTAATGGAAGAGAAAACAACATCTTCTCTGTTTCAGTTCTGTACTCTTTCATTTCATGAGTAAGAAGGTAGTTTAGATAATCTTGTACTCTTTCTGCTTGCCTTGTTTTATCTACAGTATCTTTGCCAACAATCTTAGTCCTTACTGGACCTTGAGCTGGAAACATTTCAGAAATTGCCTGAGATTGAAAGCGTATAACTGCTTCACTCATCATTGGATGAAATACACCGCAAGCACCTGCCCACGGCTCTGTTCTATCTTCAAACTTTAATCCTAGTTGATCTAGACCTTTGGTATAAGTTTCTTCCCATTCAGCTCTAGACTCTTTATCACCTGTATAAGCTTCAATAAGTTCTTTACCTATAGAGTTTAATTCATTGTCATCTATAAACTCTGCTAAGTTAGAATTAAAATCAGAATCTCCTAGTTCTTTTGAATTAGGATCAAAATCTATTATTACNCCACCNTCTTCTGTTTCTATAGGAACAGACTGAGGGTTCTCAATNNCTATTGAGATTTCTTCTTCTTGCTCTTGCTCTATTGTACCCTCTACAGGAGTAGCTGGTTTTCTCTCTATAGCCATATTAAATCCTAGTGTATTGTTCTGTGTTCAGTATCAATATCATGAAAGAACTCATGTTCCATTACTACTTTCTCAAGTTCTTCTTCAATATTTTGATCGAATTTGTGTATATCAGTAAGAACACCTGAAACAGTTAATCCATGAATTTGTGCTATCTGGGTAGCTTCTTTCCAATCAGTTGCATGAATGTTAGGTCCAGCAAACTGATCTCCTTCNAATTCATATGTTGTTAAATATATCTTCATCAGTAATATGCCGCTACTCTGTTATGCTCTAAAGGTTCATCTTCCTCATCTGTATCTATAGGAATAAAACCGCCTTGTCTAAATCTTAGCAAAGCTTGCGTAGTGCTATCAACTAAATCGTCATGTTCCATATTAGGAAAGCCAGCAAACTCTTCTATAACTTCTTCTGCCCATCTAGTAGCTGGAGCATATACAACTCCTGAAGCAAATAAATCTGATACTGCATTTACTCTTGATATTTTGTCATTACCGCGACTTGGTGTGTATTCTTGAACAGGGATACCCATTTGCCTTAACTCAAATATCAATGGCATCCCAGCCGCTTTAGCCTCCACAATAAAAGCATCAGGTCTATATTGATTATACATTTCAAATGCTTTTTTCTTTAAATCAGGAAACTCAAGTCTTTCTTTGTAAGCATCCAGTAGTATCAAGTGTGGTACTACTAAACCTTCTTGTGCATCTTCTTTGTAGAAAACTCCCCATGTAGTGCAAGCAGAATAGTCAGCACGTTGTGTTTTAAGAAATGCTGTATCCCAACTTTGTATAATAAATTCACAATGAGGTGGGTTTGTGCTTTCCCAAGACTGCCACCATTCTCGTTTGACTAATGCACCTTCTTCTGAGGTAGGGTCTTGTTGATACTGAGCCATCCATTTACTGTTAGGTAATTCAGCTCTTAATGCTTCAAGTTCTTCCATTGCCCAGAACTCTGCCCAAAGAGGATTCCCTGATGGCATGATTGCTGGAAGTTCTATGACTTCCCATTCATCTGCACCGCCACGCTTTATGCTTGCATCTATTACCTGACCTGTTAGGTCTTTGTTATGCCATCGTGTCATTACAACTACGATAGCACCTCCAGGTTGTAAACGCTGACGAGGACCAGATGTGTACCACTCATATGTTCGGTTGAAAACATTAATATCCGCGCTTGCACCTTCTTGTTCAGAGTGGGGGTCATCAATGATAAGAAGGTCAGCNCCTTTNCCNGTTACTGCACCGCCAACACCGATAGCGAAATACTCGCCACCTTTGTTCGTGTTCCATCTACCTGCCGCTTTGCTATCCGATTGCAAACTGACATCAGGGAAAATATCTTTAAAATCTTTACTCCCTACTAAGTTTCTTACCTTCCTACCAAAGCCGACAGCGAGTTCTGCTGTATGTGCAGTCTGGATTATCTTCTTCTCAGGGTATTGTCCTAAGAACCACGCAGGTAACAAATAAGAAGCGAACTCACTCTTGGTATGTCTAGGTGGCATATTGATGATTAAACGCTTTAGATCGCCTCTAGCGACTCTCTCAAACGCATCAGCCATAATCTCATGGTGTTTCCCATGTATAAAAGCCGCCCACATCTCTTTTACAAAAGGCATAAACTCTGACTGAGCTTTCTCTGTACGCATAGCATCACTTAGTTCACTAATCATACTAGCGAACTGCTCTCTATACTCAGGGGGTAGTTGTTGTATCTTTCTTAATACGGATTTATTCATAAAATTTCTAGCCAGTTGCATATATACTAAGTAAACACTACTAAATATTACTAATATCTATAGTTAAAATCCTTACTAAGTAGTCTATATTAAGTTAATAGAGAAATACTAAGTAATAATACTGGCTAGATTGTAACAAATTACCACTCTTCACAGAAAAATCAACAAAAAATTGAAAAAAATTTTGTAAACACTAGGAATCCTACCCCTTTTTCTAGAAAAAAAATATATTTTGCGCAAAAAAGCTATCATTTTGCTATATATAATAGGGGGGTATCAAAAAATAGATCATAAAACGAGCATATCACTATGTATGTATGTATGTCAGGTAGCTCAATCCTATTTTGGGGGGTGGGGGTTCTTTATTTCTCGGATAATTGTTTCTGTTTTTCTGGGATTTCTGGGTTATTCTTTATTAGCTCATCTAGCTGACCCTCTATATCTTCCATTATCTGGCTACTGCTTTTCCTAGTGTCCTCAATTACAACGTCACTGAACATGGCTATGGATTTACCCAGTAAAGATAGAGCAGAGATGCGAGCGTTATCACTTTCTGCCTCCTTAGATTCTCTCATAAGCTGATTGATAACGTATTCCTTCATTCGATGGGCTGTGGCTACATTAGATGCCTCTTTTGCCTTTAATCGTCTAGACAATGCTAGGGCGAACTTAGGGCTACTGATAACCTTGCTACAATCGACATGATGGTGTTTTAAAGGTTTACCAGTCTTTGGATCAGGGCTAACATCGTATACCTTCATATAGCACTCTATTTGACTGCCTAACTTACCCTTTACCAATTCATTCAATAATCGCCTTTGTTTAAGCGTTAATCCGTCTTTATCTATTACCTTTAAATCTGGTTTACCTGTTTTTTTGCTCATTTTGCCCTCTCTAAGTTATTGATATCTTTAAGGTTGTATACTTTTTAACCACATTTTTAGCGCAAACTGCGGTCTAAACTCATATAAACCATAACAAAAGGTAAAAAATATTCATATGCTCGCAGACTGCTATCAGTAAGCGATTGAGCTATATTCGGGTATGAAGTCTAAAGGATTGATGATTCGTATATGTTGACAAGATTCCATATATATCTGACTATGGATGTTCAATTCATATACAGGAGATTTTATAGACATATTAATTACTACAATCAATTTGCGGGGTAGGGGAACTGCAGGCAAATACAGGGTGAACATAACATCCCAAGTAACCAAACAAAAATGTGGTGCGCTCAGACCATCATAAAAGACGATTGATGATAAGCCGTAAAACCTCACACACTATCGCGAACAGCAACTCCACAATGACTAGCTGTCTAAACCAAGTTCCTTATGTCCACGAATTAACGTGCGAGATGAGCATCCTAATTCTGGGGTGCAGAAACATAAAATATAAGGTAAATATTATGAGTAAATCACAACAACATTTAGACCATGTAGCAGAGCAATTAACTGAACTTATGGAAACTGAGGGCATGAATTGGACTAAGTCATGGGTTGGACAAGGCGCACCTATCAACGCATCTACTGGTGCAACGTATCAGGGCATCAACTTCATGTGGCTATCAATGATGGCTACACAATACGAGCATAATGAGTGGATGACATTCAAACAGGCAGAGTCTAAAGGGTTTAAGATCAAGCCAAATAAAGATATGCCTAATGGAAAGTCTACAGCTCAAACCATTGTGTTTTTCAAGATGATGAAAAAAGGTAAAAAATACTTTAATGATTATGACAAAGCACAGATGGCTCAAGGTAACATTCCAATGTTTCCAATGCTTAAATATTCCAAAGTATTCAACGTATCTCAGGTTGAAGGATACGAGCCAAAAACTACACCAAAAAGTCATGTCAGCGAGATATGCGCGAAAGATACCAAAATGATAGATACATATTTTGCCAATACTGGCTCAGTTATTGGATCAGGTGATCCATGCTACATACCATCAATAGACGAGATCAGAATGCCATCAAAAGAAAAATTTGATAATGATGTTGCCTATTATGGGACTTTGGCTCATGAGCATATTCATTGGACTGGTAGCAAAGCCAGACTCAAAAGAATTAAGACTACATCTTTTGGGACTNAGGACTACGCCAAAGAGGAGCTAGTAGCNGAGGTGGGNTCAGCATTCATATGCGCTCAACTAGGNATAGAGTCTACACCCAGAGCTGACCATGCTAGATACTTGAATGGATGGTTAAAAGCAATCAAGGATGATTCAAAAGCAATGTATCGAGCATTCAATCAGGCATCAAAAGCAGTTGCATACTTGAATGATTTACAGGAAAAACAAAATCAAAAAGTAGCGTAATTGATGTTATCTAGAATGCATCCGAAAGGGTGCATTCGCTGATAGCATTCGTTATCAAATTTTAATTAAAATATAAGGAAAATAAAATGACTAGAAAAGATAAAGAATTGCAAGTTTCAAAGTGCATACAAGCAATAAGAGAGATTCAATCTATAAGAAGTTTTACTGTTAGTTTAGGAGATGATATTTCAGATGCCTTAGATGTTTTAGATTCTCAGGTAGAGGAAAAACTCCAAGAGCTATTGAATAGAGAATATCTATTTCAGAAAGAAAGTTAATTGTTGTTAGCTATTTACCCTCTTTCGAGAGGGTAAACTGGTGACAATCGTTACCGATTTTTTTAATCAAAATATAAGGAAAATATCATGAAAGATTTAAGACCAAAAATTATAAAAGTATTAATCAAGACTTTAAAAGAAACTGTTTATAGTTTCGATAAAGATTATACAGTCTATGAAAAGGATGGTTATATCAAGGTAAAACATCCGAATGAGTTTGATCTTGGCTCAAGTGATGATGAACTTTGTTGGATACCACCATACGATCATAACGAAGCATTTAGTTTTATTTGTGATGGGGGTTATCTTTGGGATTTAATGAATCCATGTGATGCTGAATATCCTAACTATGAATTTGAAGATACTATCTTCAATAATTTCAAGAAAGTTGGTTTATGGTTAGAGCCATACGCTTCATATAGATTTGATGTATCTNTAGATCAATAATTGTTGTTAGCTCATGCCCTTATCACAATTTGGTAAGGGCATTATGGTAACAATCGTTATCGTTTTTTTTTAATAAATATAAGGAGTAGTTTATGGCTACATTAGAAAGTTTATTAGGTGATTTCTTGGGTTCATCTGGAAAATTACCAAAACAGTTTTGGCTCGATGAAGCGAAAGAAGAGAAAAGCTATTATGGCAAAGCTCAGAGATTGGCAAAAAAACTAGGACTATGGATAGAGATTGATAATGTTTCAAATGGTTTTGGTGAGCAAATGTCTAAAGGTAATTACATATGTGCTGATGGGGAGTTACATGAGAAATTGATGGCTCTAGGATGGGATGATGGTATGTTTTCTTCATCATGGGTTGAATGCTATTGCACCCTAGTACAAATTCAAGATCAACTATCCGAGAAGTAATTGTTGTTATCTCAGACCCATCATTCGTGGTGGGTCTTATGATAATAATCGTTATTATCAATTTGGCAATTAAGCCAAAATAATATAAGGAAAATATTATGAACGAAGAAGAAA